ACCGCATTGCGTTCGCCCGACCATCCCACCGGCCCACCATGTAAATCTGCTTGGCGAACGGGTCAAGCCCGGTGCGCTGGCACTGGTGGAAGAACACGCCGAGATCACCCTCGGACACCTTCTCCACCCCGAGCTGCTTCAAGGTCGCCAACTGCTGTGGGGTGAACCCCTGCTGGTCGGGACGGATGACGAGATTGCTCATTACTTTGCCTCCTTCGCTGTAATCCGCATAGTGCGGTATGTGGTTTCTTTCTTGAACTTGGCGTACAGAGCCGGATGTTCCTTCTCAAACGCCTTCGCATCAAACGACGACCGGGTGGCCGACTTCCATGTCACCACCGTAGTCCCGTCAACCTGCCCATATTCGGCATCCCCGAGCAGCAACCCGAGTTCACCTTTGCACTGCTCCTTCACTGTCTCAGCCGACTTGATCTGCGCTTCGGCTAACGCCATCCGCTCCAAAGTGTCGTAGACTGTGGCATCGAGGGCAACGCTTTGACCATCACTCATTGGGTGCAGGCGGACGGCATGGTCGTAACCCACATCGGCTCCCTCTGGGATCATTCCCATGTCAATGAACGACAGGAACTTGCGTACCGCTTGGATGTGGGTCTGGCGTTCATCGGAAGTGACGGTCTGTACGACGAACTGCAAGTCAAGATCGGAATCAAACACGACCCACTCGATGTATGGGACGTTCGCGCAGATCGCCTGATGTACGCCCTGCCAATACCAGTGGTCTGGCAACTCGCCCTTCCAGCGGCGGTTGTACGTTTTCACCTCGTAAAACTGTCCGCCACCGTCTAGCGCATCCATCGTGGCAAGCATCCGCACACCGGGCTCCTCATAGCAGTAAAGCTGCTGCGGTTCCTCCATCGTGACACCGAGGATTTCACCAGCCCACTTGACGATTGGGCCTTCCAGAATGGTGCCCCGCTTCATCGCATTGTTCTGTTCCTTCGGCTGCGGCGGCTCGTCTGCCAACAGTTCGACGGCAAGGTCAGCCATCGTGACATACGGGTGGCGGCCGTGGACTGCGGCAGCGACGGATGCGGTGATCCGCTTCCCACCTGCCTCGTTCTCCCAGCGGGCAGCCAGCCATTCTGCCGACCCGTGGGGCGGCTTTGGGATTGTGTAATGGTTCATTAGGGCACCTCCTATGCCTGTCTTGTACCTTACGGGTGTTACAGGGTTACTGCAAGTCTTTCTGCTGATACTGCGGCTGATCCAACACGGTCATCATCCGAACCATCCCCGACGGAATATGGGTTGGCATACCAACCGTCACCATCGGCTCCGTCTCATCAGGGAAATAACTGTTCACCAACGTCACATAGCCGGAGAGACAGTCAGGCCACAAGTAGCCGACCGTCACCACCATCGCCGGTACCGGACTGTACGTCTCGATATCCGTCCAGCCGTTTTCCCCATCAAAAGCATCCTCCCAAAGTACGGAGACAAGCGACCACGGACAGCGTGCCATTACAGCCAGACATTGTACTCGGCAGTCACCCGACCCTTTACAGGATCAACAAAATGCAGCCTCTGAGACGGATGCCCGGTCGCCGCCATGAACTCACGGGCATACTCGTTCCCCGACTCGGGGCTGCCCGTAATGAAGATACGACCACCATTCGCAGCAGTCAGCGTCATCGGCGTATGGAAATGCCCCATATACGCATCCGTCCACTTCCCATCCAACACGCCGGACGCCCACTGGTTCACCTTCCGCAGAATGCCGAACGCCGGAGTGTTCCCACCGAACGACTTGATCTCATCACCGTGGACAAGCAACGCCCGATAGTTACCAATCTCAACAACCTGATACCAGTCCGACGACTGCTGCCATGTCACATTCTTTTGAGCGGCAAGTTTCTCTGCCGTGATCCTGTACGCAATCCGATCAATGTTGTCCCCATACGGCATGTCACCACGCCTGCCAAGACGACCATGATTCCCAAACTCGGACACCACCGACACCTTCTCAAAGAACCCGGCGAACGACAACACCATCTTCTGCATGATCCTCGACGCCTCAAATAGCTGCTCGTACAGGTGGGCCTCCACCTCATACTGCTGTCCGGGGAAGATGCCAAGACCTTCCACCATGTCGCCACCGAACATGAGGGTGCATTCCTTCACAGGATGATGTGCCCGTTGGATCAGGGTCAGTTCCATCACCTTGTCGGTGAACCTGTCCATCCGCTTCTCCAACGTGTCAATCCCGTAGGAGACGGTGCGTTTCCCCAACTGCCAGTCAGTCGCATGGATCAGGGCAACCTCAGCCTTACCCTTACGAATGTCTTTCTTCGGGGGTAGCACCTTCACCGGAGGTTGGGCACGGAGCGCATCCGACGCCGCCTGATAAACGGCTTGCACCAGTTCCTCGATCTTGGCTTTCGCCTTATGTTCGTTACGTTGTGCCCGACGGAGTGCCTCCCGCAGTTCTGCGAGCTGCTCCTCGGAGCCTGCCTCATCGCGGATAGACATTGCTGTTACCTCCAGTACGGAATGCTTTGATAGATGTCAGCCCAACCTTGTAGCCGCGCTTCGTCAGAACCCGATGAATCGCCGGGGCAGACACGGTGCGGTCATCCAACACGTCCAACAGATCCTTACGTTCCTCTGCCGACAGGTTGTCCAGAATGGCGAACAGTGCTGGCTGATTGTTCATTGGCCGCTGCTGTTCAGCCGCCACTTCCTCTCTCAGACTTCCCACGCTTCTCCTCCTCGATGAGCCGGTCAATCTTCTCCAACAAGACCCATAGTCGGTCGGCTTGCTCCCGACCAACCTGAGACTTTCGGAGGCAGTCCCTTAGGAACCGCAACTCCACCGTACCGAACTGGCGTGCCATCTGCAAGCATCCTCCTCAGGAGGACGGAACCCTAGCCCCCCTAGTGGCCGTCTTGCAAATGCCCGTGGAACCGCTCGGTCAGGCTGTCCAGCTTGTCCTCAATCCGATCCTGTTTCCGACCCACCACACGGAGAAGGCTCATCACCGTCATATGGTCGTCCCTGTTTTCCTTACGCATCTTCGACATGACAGCAACCGTCACCGAACCGAGGGTCGTGACCACAGCGGCAACGACAACAGCCCACGCCTGCGACATGTCAGATCCACTTCTCCGCAAACACATGAGTGATCTGGGCAGGCTTCTTCTTGCCATCTACTTCAACATGGATCCAGTCACCCACACCACCGAACGTGACGGTCGGCTTGTCATACACCTTCCACGCCGCCCGGTCACAACGCCACGCCCTACCGTACTTTCCAAACTGGTAGTCAATAATCATCTGCAAACCCAGTTCGGCAGCGTGCGCAATCATAAAGTCCATTGCCCTAACCGCATGACGGCGGCCACCAATCCGTACACCCTTTGACTTCATCCACCGGTACGACAGGTCAGCGGCAATCCCACGGGCATGGTTAGACATCTGTTCTTTGCCTCGGATCGGACGGATTGCCCATGTGCCGTTGTCCCACAAGCCGGGATAGTGGGCGACCAGCTGGTCTACGAGTGCCCGTAGGTGCGGTGTTTCCTTACGCTTGACCGGCAGGCTGTCTGCCACATAGGGCTGACGCACGCTACTTCTTCTTGAACTTGCCGAACCGCAGGTCGTTCGGGTCGAGCCACGTGTAGACGAGGGGCAGGACGCTGATAACGGCAGACCACAGCAAGGCAACCACGTCACGCTCCCCCGCCGCGTACAGGGACAGGACAGAGGCCACGAAGACCTTGCACCACGACTTCAGCATTTCCTTCTGGTCACTCGTCATGGTCGTTTACAATAGCAGGGGGCACAAACACGTCGTTCCCCTCGTCATAGGTGTAGCCAATCCCGGCGTAGCAGCCACGGATGTTGCCGTTGTAGGAGGTGCGAAGGCACCGTTGCCCACGGGTCGCCCCGTAATATTCTTCCCAATCCGACACACCATCGACGACTTCCCATTCATGGCGGCCCACGATGACCTCGGTCACGACATTGTTTCCGTCAAGGAATGCGTAGTGCGCCATCAGACGGTCACTGTCCCTGTGCCTGCAGTGAAAGAATATATCTTGAATCCGCCGCTGGTGGTCAACGTATAAGTCAACCCCGAGTCAATACCCGTCAGATCGTCAAACGAATCGGGATAGCGAAGAATAACAATGCCTGAACCGCCGGATGCTCCGGCAAGGTTGTATGGGCCACCACCGCCACCACCCGTGTTCACGCTTCCACCAGTAAGAGGATTGGCATTACCGCCACCCCCAGTACCCCCCGTACCAAACAACGTCACACCCGGCCCGCCACCACCACCGCCGCGAGTCACCGGCGAACCGGTAATAGATGACGACACACCATTGCCGCCATTACCACCGTTGTTGCCGGAACCATTCGCGCCAACCTGACCGGCACCACCACCACCACCGCCAGCCGTCGCACCAGTCACACCGTTGCCACCCGCATAACCCTGATTCGCCGTACCGGTGCCGCCAGTACCACCAGCGTTGCCTGCCGTGCTAAGCGCACCACCACCACCACCCGCACCGCCGGTAA